TCGATATCCTCGCGAGGACTTCCGCTCTGTGCCGTGAACCCTTTGAGGGCTTTTTTTCTATGGCTCGCACCTGCTTCGCTGTATCCTTTGTTGCGCAGTGCGTATCTCTTATTCTTTACCGCATTTCGCTCAGATAACAGTCTTGCGGCTTCAAAATCGCTTTTCGTGGTGCTCACCTCCTCAAATATCCGGCGCCTGAAAGTAGGAGCGCCGACTTCCAAGCGTCGGTTTTGATATAACGCTTGCGCGTAATATCCCTTGCTTTTACCAGTCTCTTTGTACTATTCCGATAGCTTTGCGCGGTTTTCCGCCCTTTAGCATGTTTTCGAGACCGTCTATTTCATTTTCGAGCGCTTTGATGTGGTTTTTCAGCTTATCAAGGTCAAGCCTTGTAAGGCTTCGGCCGTCTATCGTGTATGAGGCAACATTGCCATCCAATAGGTCAAGGTATGCGGCTCTAGCTTTTTCAAGCGCTGCCTTTTTGAATTCAAGCCTTGCCGTTAATTCTGTCCTGTCCGCCATGTTTCCTCCTTACCATTCATCGAAGCCGCTGCGTCTGCTTCTCTGTACCTTTCTTCTCGGTTGCACCGGTGCAACTTGCTTTTTCTGCTCCGGTTGCTTTTGTACCGGCTGTCCGTTCATTTCCCGAAGCCGCACTTCGAGCTTGTCCATGTCAGGATTGATGATCCTGAGTCCGGCATTTGCGTAATTGCGACAGTCAAGCGGCTCATTCCGCTGATGCCCCGGAAGCTTTTCCCATGTCCAGCGGTTTACGCCTTTGCTGCTCGACAGGATCATGTGCTCTGACAGCAAGCCGTTGAAGAATCGCTGGTCGTAGCCTGCGCTTTCGTGCCTTGGAAAGTGGCAATACTTCGCACCGGCTTCCTCGACCTTCAGGTTGCTCATAATCGAAGCCTTGCCGGAATCTACGCCGATGGTATACAGCCAGCAGGTGATCTTCTTGCTGTTCCTGATCGGCACCTTTGTTGGCGGTGCAGTGAAAGGTATGCCGTCGCCGCCTTTGCCTTTGATTGCAAATACGCGCTTGCCCTGCCTTGCGCGGCAGCCCTCGTATACTTCCTGTGTGAAGTGTCCGCCTGAGTCTATCATCGTGATCGATATTTTCAGACCTCTGCCGTTTTTGAACCTGTATACGTGATCTATGACTTCATCAAGTCTTGCCCATGTCTCAGCTACATCCGGCCGCCCGTCAATATGTCCGCAGCGTATGCCCCAGGTTTCGCCGTACTGGCCGTGACCGACTACTTCATACTCGAAACGGTTGTCCTGTGTATCTACGCCCATAGTTAAAACCAAAACGCCTTCGGGCAGCTCGACCGGCCCGCCTTCTTCGTTAGTGCCGTAATCCTCGCGGCGGGAGAGCATCGTATCTTCGTCCGCAAGATCCCCGCGTTCCTCCCAGAGCTTACCGAACAGTGTGTTCCACACTACCTTCAGCCTCAGGGAATCGTCTTTTGCTTCAAGGAAGCTCTGACAGATCTTTTTCCAAGGCATCCACGGGCTTGAAAACGCATTCAGCCAGAAGCTCCTGACGCCTGACTCATACGCGCCGGGATTTGCCGCTATCCATTTTGCCGGCTGCTGCCTCATTGTTTCTTCAGGTATCAGGCAGCCGCACTTCGGGCATGTCCAATGTATCGGACCGTTTATCGTAAACACCTTCCGGCCGGATATTTTCTCGACCGTGTGGTTAAATTTGATCTCGTCAAAATCGATCTCAGAATACTCACCGCACTCCGGGCACTGATGGCACCATCTTTCCTGTGTGCCCTGGTAAAATGACACTTCGATAGCGCTCGCCCCTTTCGTTGTCGGTGTGCTTATGTCTATAGCCTTGCGATTGTAGAAGGCCGTCTGTCTTCTTTCAGCAAGCTCCCACGGATCACCTTCGGTACCGGCTGACTTTGCCCAGCGGTCATGTTCGTCGCCGATTACGTATCTGACAGGTGTTGAGGCTAATGCTCTCGGAGTGTTCGAGCCTATCAGCGTAATGCTTCCGCCCGGAAAACTCTTTTGCAGGATCGTGTTCGAGGAATCCTTTGCTTTGAGCTCTGACACTTTGTTTCTAAGTGCCTTACAGTCTCGGATCATCGGATTGAGTCTTTGCTTCGAAAACTTCCTTGCTTCGTCCAGTGACGGGTGTATGTAAAGAATCGTACCGGGATCCTGATCTATGATGTATCCTATAGCGTTAAGCTCGAACTCTGACTTTCCTACCTGAGAAGCTGCTACCATGACGATCTTGTGAACTTTCGGATCGGTAAAGCAGTCCATCGGATCCTTCAGGTATGGTGTCCTGGATGTTCTCCATAATCCCGGTTCAGCTGATGTTTCCGGAGAGAGCCTTCGCTTTCGATCAGCCCACTCGGATACCGTGAGCGTTTCGGTCGCCCTGAAGTTTTTGACTGCTCTTGCTATAACCTTGTTCAGCTTCGCTGCCTCAGGATACAACTGCGCAAGATTTGACTTCTTCGCTGTTTTCTTTTCGGCCGGTTTCTTTGCCGGGGTCTTCTTTGTCGGAACCTTTTTCTTGCTCGATGGCTTCTTTCTGGTTGATGCTTTAGTCGTCGGTTTCTTCCGCGGCATCTTCATCAGCTCCCTTTCTTGCCTTCACCCGTCTTTTGAACTTCTCAGGATCGTACCTGTAATCTGCCAGGCTGTTCAGGATCTCCTTTACCTCCGCATTGATTCGTATGGATTCTTCCTCAGGTGTTTTTATTCTTGCCGTATCCATGGCCAGCCTTCCGGGCAATGCCATCAAACGGTTTTTCACTTCGTAGATCAGGTCTGCCAGAATCGCTTCCACATCCTCCGATCTGTGCATCTGACCTTCAAGCTCCGCGCGCTTGATTTTTTCGATAGCCGCCTTCGTCTCTTTCAGATCGGCTTCGGCAGCAAGCCTCCGGCTTTCATTCTCTGCGTCGTTTTTGCTGGTGGGCTTCGATGCGCTCGCTTTGATATGAGCGATATATGCCTGCACCGTTTCGTCACGATCATACTTCCGCTGGTTGCCTGCGACCTTGCCCTTGATGATCCCGTCTTCGGTCAGCTGCCTGATGTACCTGGCGGTCACTCCAAACATGAGCGCCACTTCGTTCGTGGTCATCGTTTTGACCTTTCCGCTTGTTTCAGCCATTTGCGCCTCCTATGCGGAACGGAAGTGCCCCGAAAATTTTTTCCGGAGTCTGCACGTTTTTTGGGCTCGCGAGCACCGCAGTGCTTTTTGAAGTTCCAGAAGTACCTACCGCCCGCTATTTCTTGAATTCTTGCTCAATATGATGCTCAAGTCTCTTGCTCAATCCATCATTGATTTTTTCGTTAATGTTTTTTGCTACCGTTTCGTTCGTGATCATCTGAGGAACAGATACGGTCTTGATCGACTTGATATCATTCCGGCCGGGTCCTGTACGCTGGAACGGGATAAATCCTCCGCCTTTATTGGATCCGAGGAATATGTTCGCGCTTTTGAACTCCTTGCGCTTGCCTTTGTATACCTCCGCGCTGATCTTGTACGGAGCGACAGGAGATACGGCTGCGACAGTTCCTACTCGCTTGTCGCTCTTGATCGCCTGTCCGGGAATAAGTCTCTTGTCCTTCGATCTTTTCGCCGGTACCGTGGCCGGCTTCATCTTGAAGTGTGTCGGTGTCAGCAACCTGCCGCTGTATGTCAGCTGTATGTTGTCGACCATGATGCCAGATATCCTGATCTTACCGGCGGCTTTCTTTGCTCCCTTGAAGCAGCCTTTGACATCGGACTTTTTGATGCCGTATACTTCCGTGACGGATGTGCTTACCCATCCCGGAGCTCTGCTCCTGAAATCCGATACGGTTCTTTGTAGCGCACGCTTGGATTTCTCTTCGTTCTTTTCGATTTCTTTCTTAAGCTTCGCCGCTTCCTTGACGGCGATGTTAATCAATCCCTTTGCCATTGCCGCCTCCCTGACATATAAAAACACCGGCGCGATCATCGCTGTGACCGCCCGGTGCCTTCGGACTTATTTCATGCTATCATGATAGCATGGGTGTGTGTAAAAAATGTAAATGAATTTAATTATCTTTAAACATTTTTTTGAGATACTGGCTGTATGAGTTTCTTAAAGATTCCGGAGAGCTCATGCCGCCCATCAGAGTGGCGATCTTTTTCCAGCCGTAAAGATGTACGCAGCGGTGCATTACGATCTGTCGCATGAGAGGATCGTCAATCGTCTCAATAAAATTCAGCGTCTCTTCCTGCGCCTTTTGTGCTTTGAGCATAAGTACGTCGATCTTTGTCTTGCATCTGGCCACGGACAGCATTCTTTGCTCTGTAGGCGATGATTGCTTTCTGAACGACTTCGGAGCGTCCGAGATCGGAGAGGTTTCGTATCCGGATCGGGCTTCCAGCTTCTCAAGCTCTGTGTGCCACATCTCTATTTCTTTGTTCAGGTAGTATAGCTTTGAAAGATCCTTGCGTGTCATTTGATCCCCCTGTATGTTTTATATGTCTGCTGTGGCAACCTTCACCACCTTGACGATCAGGCCGAAGCGCTCAAGCATAAGTTTCTTCTTGATCTTGAATTCTTTGGTTTCCATGCCTTTGGCATCTTCCGCAATAAGCTCTCCGTCCTTGTAGTACGTGAAATCAGCATAATACGAACACTCCTTTTCGAGAAGCTTTCCGGGCTTCGGCAGCCCTTTGTTCTTGCCTTTGGTATATACAGCTCCGTTGATCTCGTATTGCGCCGGTATGAGCACGAACTTTTTCTGCCTCTCAAGGCCTGATATCAGACCTTCCTTCTGCGCGATCTTTAAGTATTCCCAGCGGCGGCGTTCAAGCAGCGAGTCGAACACTTCGCCGTCATCTGATTCAACCTTTCTCGCATTGTATTTTGATCTCCTGTAAAAGTTATACATGCTATTCAATCGTCCTTTTCCAGTTACCTTTGATCTTATTCGGCGCGGATCCGGTCAGATCTTCATGACCGTTTGCGCGTTTGGCCGTACATAGGCAGTTCCACGAGCAGAAGTATAAGCGGCTGCTGCTGTTCTTTGCCCATGTGTAAGCCCACTTGATATTACTCCATGTCGTAAATGCTTCACCGCACCACTCGCAGATCTTCTGTTTCATCCCGAAGTGCGTGTCATCTTTTGCTACTGGCACACTCCTTCGCAGTCGCTTCCTTCTGCTGTTTCATTTTTTCGATGCGCTTATATAGTCCGTATACGCCGACATTGTAATCTTCAGCGATCTGTTTGACCGTCTTGCCGCGCTTAAAATATTCATCCTTCAGGATGTTGTCCGGAATGATCACGGCCGAAGTTATCTTCTCGGGCTTTTCCGGTTGCACCGGTGCAACTTCCTCGGGTTCTGTTTCGACAATATCGACCGGCTGATCTTCGTGAGCTTCTTCGTCGGCGGTAATGCCTACTCCCGCTTTCATCAAAATGAGCTTAGCAGCCTTTTTCCTTTCCTCGATCTTTCTTTCTACAAATTCTTCGAGTTCACGTTCGCAGCCATGCCAGAGCTGGTCGATGCACAGTCCCGGTTCTCCTGAGACCTTATTCCCGTTGATGTAGATACTTACTTTCGGGAACGGCAGCGAGTGAAGTTCTTCCTCGATAGCCAGCGTGAATTTCATCATGTCAACGCCCGCTGTCAGCTCCTTGATCTTGTCCTGCCCCTGATTCAGTATTTCTTCCGCTGTCATCTGATTCTCCTTTCACTACATTTACCTCTCTGATCTGCATGATATTTTGACATCCGCAGCTCGGACAATCAAAGCATTCGGCTATTAGATCCGGCTCTATGGTGAGGGAGAGCACGGGTCTCGGCTTTACAATCCTCACCTCGTACCTGTTTTCCGCTTTGAGTTTCATTCTTTTGCCGCATATCTTACATCTTCGCATTATTCTTCTCCTCTCGCCTTGGCATATACTTATCGCACACTACCTCGCCTATTGCGTCTCCGTCTCTGGCATAAGCTCCGTCGATCCTGCAACGCATAATTCCGGTTTTGTCTGTCTTTGCTAATCGTTGACATGTAGTGCAGTTTTCTTCTCCATCTGTCCTTCTTCTTGATTTGATCATCTTCTTACCTCGCGTGTTTCTACTCGTAACAAAAATATTCGCCGTTAAGCACTTCCCAGACTCCCGATCCCTGTTTGAACCGGGATTGATAAACCACATTCTCGGGAACATCCGGCGTTCCGTTTTCAATAATGCTCCGAGCCATTTCGTAACATTCTTCTGGGAGCTCTACCGTGAAGAATTTGTGTGTTGTGCTGTACTGTGTCGGGTTCTTCTGATACAGCACCTCTCTAATCGTATTCGGCCAGCGATCACTTTTTACACGGTTAAGAACTACAGCGCCGGTCCAGTAGGCTGTCTTTTTTTCTTCGTCCGTGTGCCAGTTCTCGTGATATATAACATTGGCCAAAAGCTCAATATCCTCTGCTTCGGGCTTTCCTGTCGGCTCCGGTGTGGGTGTTGCTGTTTTCTTTTCTTCCGCGATTATCTCTGCAATCATTTCTGTGACCTGGGGTATCCCGACATCGCCTGCGATGACCGTCTGATTCTCTGCTTCCGGTGTAGGCGTGGGCGTTGTGGTTGGTGTCGGTATCTGTGTCGGTGTCTGTGTTGGAGCCGTTGTCTGCTCGATGCTGACCGCTTCGGATTGTATCGGCTCTGTTCCGTTTTTTTCTTCGACGGCCAAAACTACCGCCAGTATTACAGCTGTCGTCAACGCTGCAATCTTTGCAACGGTTCTGAGCTGCTTATTCATGTTCTTGTCCCTCCCTTCGTGCCCTGCGTTGTCGACCGGACATTTGCAGGGCACATGTGGATTTGTGATATATTAAATTCCCTGGTGCACTCATTCAGCTCGGCCTTCGCTACATGCGGCCACTCGGTTGTCTTCAAGCTGCTTCTGTAATACACAGTCCTGTACGAAACCGTTTAGGTCGGCCATAAATTCATTCGTTAGTGCTATGATCGGCATAAACGCCGCCAGCGTAGTGAAACCGTCCTTTGCTATCAAGTACCGGAATCTCTTTCTCCCGGTATCAGCAATGCGGGATCTGATCTTGAAGTACGGAGACTGGATCTCGTTCACAAGTGGCGCGAGCAGCTCGCGGTTGTAGAAGATCATTTCGCCGTCCGCACACTTAAGCGCCTCGTATTCTTTTCCGTCGTATGTGATGCTTATCTTTATGCTCTCGGTATCCGCTTCATCGTATGCCTCTCCGTCATGCAGATCGAAGCCGGCTGCAACCTCTTTCAGGTCGTAATATGTCTCTTCGCGGATCTCCATCTTGTCGCGCTGCTTTTTATTGATATCGAGCAGGGCGCATATCTGGGCTTCGCCGCTCATGACCGGAATACATCCGCAGCGGTATATGCCGGTACCATTTGAGATTATCATTTCATCCTGCGCGGTTCCGCGCTGCTCTTCGGGCTTTGTAAACACAATGCAGGTATGTGCCTTCTTTGCGATCCTCGAAAATGCCTGTAGCTTCATGTCTTGTTCCTCCCTCTGATCTCTTCAATACGGTCGTTTATTTCATACAGGCGCTCCTTGAGTCTTTTGACCGCAAGTTCTGCCGCCTGCTCAGGCGTATCAGCATCGACCTCACATACGGACATATCGCAAGCGCTCTGAGAGCCTTTTGTGCCTGTGATGTTCGCTCCGTTCGGAAGTGAAACATCTATCCGCCACCTGCCGTGTGGTGCCCGTTTTGATATGGTGCTGAGCCCCAGCTTCGTAGTCATCTGGAATAATTCCTCAAATGCTGTCATCGTCGTCTTCCTCGCTTTCTTCGGGTTCGATCTTCTTATATCCGATCATCTTATCGAGCATGACCTGAAGCTGGTGTGTGAGCCTTCTGACGCTCAGCAGACCGTCCATAGTGAAGCCATCCGCATAGGCATTCTCAAATACTTCTTCAAGCTCATGTTCTTTGTCGAATATCCGCTGCCTGAGTCCGCGGATGCCTTCTTCATCTTCAAGCTCTTCGGTATCCTGCTGCCCGCCGGCTCCTTCTGTCTGCGCTTCCTCCGCGCGCTTCTCTTCCTCGGATCCCTCTTTGACTGTTACCCAGTCCACATAGTTTTCCTCTTCGAGTATTGCCCAGCCCACATAGTTCGGAGCGTCCACAAGTATGATGCCGTGATCCGTGGCGCACTTGACGCAACCGATCGTGTCGCCGATCACGTCGGCGATTTCTCCGGTCTTTATGTTTACCAGCTTGTCGCCGGGCTTGACATCCGTAATGCCTCGAAGCTCTCTGGTCTTGTATTCCTTGAACTTCGGATCAGCTTCTTCCGCCGGAGGATTCATGCCGATATCTTCGGACTGTTGTGCCGGTGCAACTTCTTCGCTTGAAGCCTTCTCCTTTTCTTCGCAAGCTTCTCCCTTTTCCGGAGTCCATGGATCGTCAGGGTTCCATCCTGTCTTTTCTTTGTACGCCTTGATCTCGTCCTGGTATTTTTTGGTAGCCGCTGCCTTGTAGCTGTCGTCCTGCTGCCTTGTGGCAGCGTCCTTCTTCTCGGGCTTCGGCTCAGGCTTCTTCTCGGGAGCCGGGGTATGCTTTTCAAATTCTTCGCCGCATACCAGTTCCCACTCATGGGCATCGCATACGTCGAACACTTC